TGAAGGCGCGCGCCTCGGCCGAGGCGGCGGCAGTCGTCTCTAGGACCGCGTCGGCAAAGCCGTTCTCGACCGCTTCAGCCGCCGTGAACCAGGTCTCGGCCTTCATCCAGTCGACCACCTCGTCGGTGGTTTTGCCGGTCCGCCCGACGTAGCCGTCCACCAGCACACCATCGACCTTGGCGAGAAGGTCGGCGGTGGTGCGCAGCTCGTCCTGGTTGCCAAGCGCGAAGGTCCACGCCTGATGGATCATGTAGAAGGCGCCGTCGGCAATCTCGATGCGATCGCAGGCCAGCGTAAGCGCGGTAGCGGCGGACGCCGCCAGGCCGTCGACCTTGGCGGTGAAGGTGGCGGCGTGACCGCGGATTGCTGCCATCATCGCGCGCGCCTCGAACACGTCGCCGCCCGGGCTGTTGATCCGCAGCACAACGTTGGGCGCGGTGATCGCCGCGATCTCGCGCGAGAAGTCGGCGGCCGTGACACCCCAATACTCGTCAATCGGGCCGTACACGTAGACGGTGGCCGTATCGCCATCCACCTCCGAACGGATGCCGGCCGGGCGCTCGGCGTTGGCTCTCAGCAGGTTGAGCAGCTGCCTATTCTTCATCGTCGTTCTCCGGAGCGGCCGCGGGCTCCCCCTCGGCCGGTGTCTGGCCATCGGCCGCAGGTTGCTGGGGCGCCGCCGGCGCACCGCTCGGGACGTAGACTTCGTCGCCTCCGGGCATGGGTGGCAGGTTCTTGAGGCGCCGGATCTCGTTGACGCTCATGAAGCCGGGCAGCTGGTTGCCGCCGAGCGCCACGCGGAAGAACTCACCTTGCGACTTGCTGTCGCCCTGCATGAACGCGTCGACGTCGAACTCGCAGAAGAACTCGGACCGCTTGGCGCCGACGATCGGGAAGAGCTTGCGGTTCAGCTCCTTCTGGAACCGTACCAGATGCGGCAGCAGCGTGTGGCGATGCAGGCTGTTGCGCTGCTGCTCAAGGCCCGTGCCCCAGCTGGTGGACTTCTCGGTCTCGCCGATCATGAACGGCGGCACGCCGAAGATCCGCGCGACGTCGATCGCGGAATATTGCAGCAGCTCGATCAGCTGGGCGTCGCGGGCCGAGATAGCGAGCCGCTTCCACTCGCCGCCGTTCGTCATGATCAGCGGGTTGTGGGCGTTGGCGACGCCCTGCCGCTTGTTGCGCAGGTGCTCCTTGAAGCGGTTCGCCTGCTCCTCGGTCGTGCCGGCGGGAAACTGGAAATAGTCGTTCGTCAGCAGTCCGTCTTTGAACTGCCCGGCGGTGTACTGGCGGCCGGCGAGCCCGATGCCGATCGTCTCGGCATGGTAGGCGATCGGAGACAGCGCGCAGATCCCGTCGGCATCCCGACCGGGGCCGCGGAAGTGGATCACGTAGCTGTCGTGATGCGTCTCCTGGCTGCCGTCGCGGTTGGTGAAGCGGTACCAGATCGAGCCCTGTGACCGGAACGTCTGCACGTTGGTCGGCGGGTACCAGTCGATCGAGGTGAGGCGGCCGTTGCGCGCCTGGCGCATCAGGCCATAGCCGTTGCCGCGCAGGAGCACCGCCATGCTGGCAAGCTCGATCAACTCCGGGCCCGACATCTCGCCGTTGGGCTGGTCGCGCAGGAGCGGCGCATACGGGTGGTCGTCGGCGCGCTTGCGGCCGCCTTTCCCATCGCGCTGGTACACCACCAGCGGCAGCGTCATGTTGGCACCGGCGATCAGCGTCACGCACCGCCAGACGGCCGACATGCGCATCGCCGTTTCTGCGTTCACGGTGACGCCGGCAGCCTGCTGGCTGCCGGCGCCGAACCACTCGAGCACCGCTGCATCGCCGGCGATCACCGGCGCACTTTCCGTCGCCGCCTGTATCTTCGGCGCGCTCCCCAGTTCGTGTCCAAAAGCGAGGCGCATCAGGAATCGAGATCCAGGAAGAGGTCGCGGCTGGCGCCGCCAAGGCCATCGGCCTCGGCCGCGCCGGCACCCATCGCGCTGGTGACGATGCCGTCGATCCGGCCGCGCGAGCGCTTCTTGTCGAAGGCGCGGTTCTTCTGCCCGTCAGTGACGATCGCAGCGTTGGCCGCACAGCTGTAGGTGACGGGAGAGTCGTCGATCACGATCGTCTCCTTCAAAATGCGGTCTTCGAACCGCTCGATCGAGCGAGGCATGCAGTGCTGCTTGTCCTCGAACATGACCTTGGTGCCCTGCGCATGCGGGACCATCTTCAGGCCGGTGCCGTGTGGCTCCTTCGGCCCTCTGTAGCGCCAGGCGGCGAACCCGATGTCCTCGCAGGCCGTCTCGAAATCGGCCATGTGGGCGGGGTCGAACACCAGCTCGACGACGTTGTGTTCGGCGCAGAGTGCGGCGACCTGGGCGGCGACGAAGCTCTTGTCGATCGTCGCCCCGTCGATCGCGATCAGGTGGCCGTCCTCGACCCATTCCTCGTAGGGCGCCTGGTCGCTCTTTGCCCGGTCGGGCAGCCCATCCTTGGTCGTCCAGTACCAGGTCTTCTGCCAGAATACGCCGGCGCCATCGACCCAGGTGGCGGTCAACGCGGTAAGGTCGTTCTTCTTGGACAGATCCAGGCTTAGCCAGCAACGGCAACCCTTCAGCGTCGCGATCGTCTCGTCGTCCACCGGCGCCAGGACCGCCGCCCATTTCTCTTCGGAGATCCAGAAGTCGGCCGCACCGGTCGGAATGCCGAAATACAGCCGCTTGACGCTGCTGGCGGTCGACAGCCGGGTCCGGGCGGTCTGCACCTCCTCGCGGATGTTCGCGATCGGGTACGTGATGCCCAGCGCCGGCAGCGCCTTTTGCCAGCACGCCTCGTTGTCGAAGACGGTCTCCCGGTCCTTCTTGTCGACCCGGGCCACGAACGCGAACTGCGTATCGTCGCGGATCTCGCCGCGCGCGATCTTCTGCGCCGTCTCCGAATAGGACGTACCGACCAGCTGCGCCGTCGCCGGCGTGTTGGTCCCCAGCACCATCATTGCGCTACCCGCAACCTTGGTGATCGCGCGGCGCCAGATCTCGATCTGCGCGTCCGATGTGAACTCGTGGATCTCGTCCGCCAGCACCATGCGAGGCCGCGGACCCGACTGCGCAGCGCCGCCGGCGAGCGGAAGGAAGAACGACTTCGAAGCCGGATGCCAGAGCTTCCAGACGTTGTCATTCTCGCCGCTGGTGACGATGTGCCCCAGCCCCTCCAGGCTATCGCCTTCGTCGTACCCCGGCACCTGGGCGCGGCACATCGCCACCGCGTCCTTGAACAGCACGTTCGCGGTCTGCTTGTTCGCCGCGATAGAATAGACCTGCGACCGCTCGAACCCGCACCAGCCCATGGCGTAGAGGCCCAGCCCGGCCATGAGCGGCGACTTGGCCTGCCCCTTGCCTGTCTCGATCCACGCCGATCGGAAGCGCCACCGTCCCTCGGCGTTGACCCATCCCATTAGCGAGCCGGCGCAAAACACCTGGTACGGCAAAAGGTGGAACGGCTTTCCGGCCGCCGGCCCATCCGTGATCGTGAATAGCGACGGGAAGAAGTCCAGCACGCGCTGGGCCAGTTCCGGCCGCCAGAAATACCCTCGCCGCCCCGCATCGCGAATGTCGCGGAGGTGTCGTTCGCAGGCGTATCGGACCAGGTCACCCACGACGAAGTCGCCGCGGACCGCCGCTTCCGCCCAGGCGGTCGTCGGGTCGGGCGACTTCCCGCTAGCCGGTCGGGCCAAGGAAGGCATCGGCGCCCGCAGAGCGGACCCGGTTCTTCACGACCTTGCCGACCTTGCCACGCCGCCCGGGCGACAGCCCCAGCTGCGCCTCCAGGCGCTCGGCGGTGTTCTCCGCCTCGCGCATCGCCTTGTAGTAGATCGAGAGACGGGCGATCGCCTTGGGGTTGTCGGCGTTCGGTTCGTCGACGATCCCGCCGTTTGCGACGGCCTGCGAGCAGCGGTCGTAAACGATGTAGGCGAGGACCAGGCGCTGCAGCGCGTGCCCGTTGGACGACGAGAGGATCTCGCGCGACGTCATTTCGCCGACGATCCGCCGCCAGTGATTGGCCGCCACAACGCGCTCGCTCGCATTCGGCAGAAGGCTGTCCCAAACGGGCTCGCGAACGATCGAGTTATCGGCTGCAGGTGCCGCGTCAGCGGCTTTCGTCTTGCGCTTCGCCGCCATCACCGCCCTCCCCGGAGCCCGAACTTTTTACTCTGGAAACGGTCTCGCTGCACACGAACCTGACAGGCGGTGTCCGGCCCACCGGCGCCCGACTTTGGACCCCCCGGGGGGGTCGGCTGCGCCCCGCGCCCCGCCAGGGGTGCTCGGGGTTGGTCGGTCGACCATCGCGGCCGACGCCGCGGGCGCCTCGCGCGACCTGGTGGTCGAACTGCTCAGCGGTCACGACCTGGTGGCAGGGCTCACAGAGGTTCCGGGTGTTGTCGTCTTCGTCGCTGCCGCCCTTGGCGAGCGGCACGATGTGGTCGACCACTGTGGCGATCATCGCCAGGTTGGCGGCCATGCATCGCTCGCAAAGCCCATTGGTACGAGCGAGACGGCGCGACCGCTGTCGCTGTCCTGCGCGCCCACGCAGGCGTTCGACGGTCACGCGGAAGCGAGATCCAGCGTAACGCCCCGCCATGCGGCATCCGGCGCGTCGCGCTCGTAGAAGCGGACATAGGTACGCGAGCCGATCACGCGGATGGACTCGCGGATGGCGTCCATGGCCCGCTTCCAGCGCTCGTCCTCGATCTCCACGCGCAGCAGCATGAACAGGTCGGCGCGGTTGACCTTGCCTTCCTGGTCGACCTGGAAGACGCGGC